TTAAAATAACGTTTTAACGTCAAATGATGAAATGGACAAAATGTGCCATTCGGTTCCTACGAATCAGTAGGCCGGGGGTTCGAGTCCCTTCCATCGCACCAAGTAAAATCCCACGATTGACCGTTGAAAATACGGTGTAAATCGTGGGATTTCTTGCTTTACACAGGTTTCAAAAGGACTGGAAAGTGCCTCATTTGTGCCTTACTGCCCCAAAAACTGCCTTGCCGTGTGCCTTACAGAGTGCCTTATGCTGGATGCCCGGCGGGGCGAGTGCTTTCGCCTGTTCATCGCCTGTTTGGGGGCAAAGAAAAAGCCTGTCCGGTGTGTAGCCGGGCGGGCTTTCGTGCTGTTTGTAGGTGCTGCGGCTCTATCGTGGGTCATGCACTCTGGGCAGTGGGCTTCTCTTTTTCAGTCTTGGCAAGGTAGTTGTAGGCCATGCGGCAGACACCCTCCTCGGTGTAGTAGTCCCCCAAGAGGTCCGCAACCTCTGCCCATGTCAGGCAGCGGACAAAGCGCAGACGGAAGATCAGATACAGGCGTGCGTCCTGAATCGTGGCGCAAAAGGCAACGGCCTTATCTCGCTCCTGTTCGGCCTGTTCCTCAAGGTAGGTGATTCGTGCATCCATGTCGGCGATCTCAACGGCCAGCCGCCCGGTGCTGTCTTTCACGCCGGATGCGTGGGGCATACCGTTCAGTGAGGGTGCAGCGGGTTCGGCTTGTTCGCGCAGGAACTTCAAAGCCTCACGGTTCTTTTGGATGGTCTCATTCAGGTGGAAGTAGCGAGAGATCTCTGTGAGTGTCATTGTTTCCCCTTTCATCAATTCGACTGCGCCTATTTTACCACAGAAGAAACCAAGAATCTATTATAGAACGATGAAAAACACCCTCTTCGGCCGTTTGTGGGCTGTCAGAGGGTGTTTCTGTCACTGTTCGATGGTCTGTGCCTTGCGCTTCCGCCGGGCGCGTTCTTCCCGGATGCCCTGCACCCTGCCAGCGTTCCAAAGGGCGGTGATAAGCCCCATGAAGCGATATGCGCCTGTTAGGCCAAATTCATTGGGGACTTCTGTAATGGCGTTGAAAAGCTGACTTACTTCCTTGAGGGTCTGGGACGAACTCCACAGCCACGACATTTTCACGGCTTCTTCTGCGGTAACGGTGGGAATTCTGGGGGTGCAATCAGAGTGCTGCATAGTGTACCTCGCTTTCATAATTCAATTAAAGTGCCGGAAATTTTCTCAGCTGACTGGGTAAAGATAGGGCTTGTAAAGCCCGCTGCCAGCCCGGCGGGGGCTTTACAGTACCTTGGACGTGTTCGGCATGGCTTCTGCTCTCTGGGGCTGCTGCGCTGCATCGTGCAGCGCATGGAGATAGGTCAACAGGCGGTCTTTGTCGGCGGCTGACAGGCTGCGGACACGGCAGAGGACTTCTTGCCACTGGGCTGCGGTCATACTGCTGCACCCCCTTCCAGCAGCTTGGCCACGCTCTTACCGGCCTTTGCTGCGGCTGCATCCAGTGCGGCCAGCTTCCACAGAAAGCCGGTGTCAACCTTGGCGGTCAGGCTCTCACCCTTGTGGATCGCTGACACGGTGTAGCCCTGCTGGGCGTACTGCTGCCGGATCCAGCTCTGCGGGGTCTGGTTCAGGTGGTCGAGCGTGTTCATCCGGCCACCATCCAGCACGATGCTTTCCCGGTGCAGGGAGCGGGGCTTTGCTTCCCGCTGGTCGATGTACTCCACCTCAAAGGCGTGCAAGCTGATTTTCTTCTCCAACTTCATGGTCATATCCTCCCATCATGCCCGGCGGGCTCCCATCTTCCCGCCGGGGGTCTCTGCTCGTGTTACAGGGCTTCCAGCGGCTGCACCTGCGATGCACCGAAGAACGATGCCCGGTAGGTCTGGCCGTCTCCCTTGCTGCTGTGGATCAGCACCGCCTGAAACAGAGCCTTTGCACCATGCTCCACCATGTACCCGGCGGCTTTCCAGCCCGCCCAGGTGTTCACGGGCTCGGTGATCCCGGCGGCCTGCTGGGCTTCCTCGATGCGCTGGGCGTTGACCGGGGCAGCCTTTGCGCTGTTCCATGCCCGGTGCAGGGCTTCGGCAAAGCTGCGCACGCCCTTGCGGTACAGCTTCCATGCCTTGTGCATGATCTCGGAGAGATTGTACTTCTTCATACTGTCCTCGCTTTACTTTGCGGGTCAGCCTTGTTATAATGGGCTTGACCCTGTTGTGGGGTTGGCTCGGTGTGTGTTTGGTAGACGGCACCGGGCCATTTTCTTTTATACAGCTTTTGGGAAGTGGGTTACTGTCTTAGCTGGCGTTCTGCTCTTGCGCTCCCGGTACATCCTTCGCCCCTTGCCTTCCGGTCGTGCTTCCCTTGCTGTGTCTATATTATAGCACTAACATCTCGTGCATTCTATTGACGAAATGCACGAATATCAAGTGCTGTTACTGTGTATATTTGAACTTGATTCTAGTGCAGCTTCTGGATATAATAGAAAGGGATAGAAAGGAGTGAAAGCACATGGCGATACAGTATAAGGCTGATGTTTTGGCATTGCTGAAAGCGGCTGGGTATCCATCAACCAGAATCCGAGCAGAAAAGCTGCTGGGGCAGTCCTATGTTCAGCAACTGCGAAAGGGTGAATTGATTTCATGGGCTGCGCTGAACACGGTTTGCCGCTTGCTCGACTGCCAGCCGGGTGATCTGCTAGAGTATGTGCCCGCAGAGGACACCGCCGAGGAGTAAATGGAAGGAAGTGTAAAATGATGGACTCAAATCAGGTTGTTCAGCTGAAGAATGTGTTTGACCAAATTGTACATATCACAGAGGATGGTATAGAGTTTTGGTATGCGCGCGAACTTCAGTCTGCACTGGGATATACCCGATGGGAAAACTTTGTGAATGCAATCGAAAAAGCAAAGGTGTCTTGTGCTTCTAGTGGTCGGGACGTAGATGGATGTTTTCGTGACGTCACGAAAACATCCCCCATGCCCAATGGTGGCACAAAGGATATTGCTGATGTGATGTTGATTCGCTATGCGTGCTATTTGATTGCCCAGAACGGTGATCCGCGAAAGCCTGAGATTGCTTTTGCACAGGCATACTTTGCCTTACAGACACGTAAGCAGGAACTACTTGAACAGCGCATTTCTGATTTGAATAGGGTGCAGCAGCGTCAGCAGCTGCGTACGTCTGAAAAACGGCTTTCTCAAAACATCTATGAACGTGGTGTAGATGACCGTGGTTTTGCACGGATTCGCTCAAAGGGCGACAGTGCACTGTTTGGCGGGCGGACAACAGAAGAAATGAAGATGCAGTATGGAGTGAAGAGTGGACCGCTTGCGGATGTTCTCCCGCCTGTTACTCTGGCTGCAAAGAACCTTGCAACAGAGATGACAAACCTCAATGTTGAACAAAAAGATCTTCAGGGAGAAAGCTCTATCACACATGAACATGTCCAAAACAATTCAAGTGTTCGATCGATGCTTTTAGGTCGTGGTATTCGGCCTGAGGATCTTCCGCCAGAAGAGGACATTAAAAAGCTGGAACGCAGATTGAAGTCTGAAGAAAAGAAACTTGCCAAAGGGAAAGACGTTCTAAAATGACTTGCCTACTTTGCAAGGGCGAAATGAAGCCTAGCACGACCATTCACACGGTTCAGCTGAAGAACTGTGTCGTGGTCATCAAGAACGTGCCTTGTCTGAAGTGCGAACAGTGCGGCGAGGTCGTTCTGTCAGCTGACACGGTGGAGAAGATAGAGCACATCTTGCAGACGGTCGAAAAGGCCGTGGCAGAGATCACCGTTGTGAACTTCCCTGACTGCGCGGCATAAGCCCGCCGGGGCTGCCTGAGCAAGAATAGAACCAACGGCAAGGAAAACCACCCACAGAAAAAACAAAGCCCTCAGACACGCGCTGTCACGGTCTGGGGGCTTTGTCATGCAGCGATTTTGTTGAGGTCGACAGAATCGTGTGGCTGAAGTGCTGCGCCCGGCGGGTGCTGCACGGTCAAAGGGTTTGGGATGCTGCCCAACAAGTTCTTGCAAGGCAAGAGGCTTTGTACATACAAAGACACTGCTTGCAGCGCCTATGGTGGTACCACGGCGCACTGCTTGCAGGTGCAAGGCACATCATGCGTATGCTCTGCGGAATTTATCGTGCTCCGCTTCTTCGACAACGCCGAGGATGTACTCCCGCATATCATCATCGTGGGAAGTCAAGAGGATTTCAAACTGCTGCGTGTCAGACACGCCAGAGAAGTTGTAGACAGGGGCGAAGTTGATGGAGATCGGACTGCCCTCTGAGTGTGTGAAGCTGGATGCCGGCACAACTTCCGCCGAGGCGGCGGTGTTCGCGGTGAGTGCTTCATACTCGTTGTACACTGTCCAGTCATGGTAGAACGTCTGCATGGAATTCTCGGACAACCCGGCGGCTTGCTGAATGGCTGCAAAGTCAAGGGCGTTTTTGCTGACGATCTGCGTGAACTGCTGCGCTTCATCGAACGCTGCGCGGGTCTCCGGCGCAGTCAGCACAGTTTCGCCGCCGTTGAAGTAGACCAGCTCCGGGCCGTTCTCACCAACGATGGCAAAGCCCGGCGCAGCGGATTCCGTACCGACTGCATAGCCGGGGAAGTTGCCGCTGTAGCTGCCGCCTGCTCCTGCCAGTGCGGTGGAAGCAGCGGAGGCGATTTTGGAGAATACGGTCTGAACACGGGGGAGCATCCCCTCTGCGCCATCCACAAAGCCCTGAATGGTGGCTTGTGCGCTTTCCTTGGCCTTGTCACTGAGGTTCATGTCTGCCACGCTGTCGGCCACGTTCTGCGCAATCTCGTCCATGGCGTTGCTCATGCCGGTTTCTAAGTCGGCCATGCTCTCGCTGGTAGTTTTCTGCGCCTCCTGCAGTTCCTGATAGTTCTGAACCATCTTTGCAAGGTCAGCGTCAGAGGCCGATGCCATTCCGGCAATGGCGTTCACAGAATCCTTGCTGCCATCGGCAAAGCTGGCAATCACGGCACTCAGACCGTCAATGTCAGCGGCGCGGGCATTCAGGCTCTCAAGATTCTGGTTGTAGCTGTCCCAGTAGGTGATCTGGCTCTCCAGTGCGGAGTTTATGCTGGACGCAGAAGTGGCAACGATTTTTTCAGCGGTATCCCACAGGTCATACTGCCCGCTGACGCTCTTCAAGGCTGCATCATAGGCCTCGTTATAGGCTGAGATGATGCCCTGAATATTATTTTGGGCAGCAGACAGGGCGGCGGCAACATCCTCGGTACTGTCTGCTGCAGAATCCTGTGCATCTGCCATGCCATTGATTGCGGCCGCTGCTTCCTGATACTCGGTCTGGGCAGCGTCTACCGCTTCCTGATCTTGCGCCATCGCCTCGGTGTAGTTCTCTACCTCTCGCCGGGCAGTCACAAGGTCTGCCGAATAGCTGAGGTATTCGCTGCGCAGCTGCTGCACATCCTCGCCCATGGAACGCCAAGGAATGTCCTGAACGGTGCTATAGGTCAGCTTAAACTGCTCGTCCGTCATGCCGAGGGTGGCAAGCAGCTTATCATAGCTGGTAACCATGCCGGCATTGGATTTCTCAACCTTGGCTTTTGCAGCGTTCAGTTTGACCTCGTTCTCTGCGCTTTCGCTTAGCACATCTCGGTATTTCTCATACAGAGTGTTCAGATAGTCCTGCCGGGCTTGCGCCTTTGCATCGGCCACATAAGCGTCTGTGTGCTGGCGCAGGGCTTCGGTGCCGCCCTTGATGGAATCCGTTTCAAGGTCAATATCATCCGCAAGACTGGGCACCAGCGCAGACAGGCGGGCAAGGGTATCGTGATACTCGGTGTTCCCGGCGGTGTTGCCACCAGTAGCCGCCTCGATGGCCTCCAGCTTGCCGATGTACTGGTCGGCAACACTGGCAGTTGCCTCCATGCTGGACAAGGTGGTGTCGTAATCTGTGCCGGCCTCTTTCATGGCACTGCCCATGTTCTGAGCCGCGGTGGTCAGTTCCTGCACAGAGGGAACTGTATCGTTAGCAGCAGAGGAAAGCAAAGCCACGACTGCCGCCACACCGCCGGCAGCCAGCGCGGCGGTGCCCAACACAGGGACAACGGTAGTCAGAGTGGGTGCAAGTACCTTGCTGAGTTTAAGGGCAGCATTTACGGCGGTGATGGCTCCGGCCAGACCGCCCAAGGTGACTGTCCCGGCGGCAATGCCCTTGATCACGCCGGGGTTTTCCTCGACAAAGCCCTGCATCCAGCCCAGAACCTGCGCGCCAACATCGTACAGGCCGGACATGGTGGGAGTCAAATCCTCGCCGATGGCGATTTTCAGGCCGTCAGCGGCAGACTGCATCAGAACCAGCCTGCCGTTCATGTTGTCGAGCATGGTGCCCGCCATCTTGTCGGCAGACCCGGCGCAGTTGTTCAGGGCTTCGGTGTAGTCGGAGAACGACTGCCCGCCCTCGGCGGCGGCCTCGCTGCATCCGGCCATGATGGTTTGCAGCTTGGAATACTGGTTCGTGCCAGCGATGGTCTTGGCAAGGTTGGCCTGCTCTTGGTCGGTCAGGTCGCCCCAGACCCCGGCAATCCCGGTAAGGATACTGGACAGGGACTGCATATTGCCCTGTGCATCGTAGATGTTCACGCCATAGTTCGCCAGTTCGTCACCGCACTTTTTCGTGTTGGTGGCAAGACGGGTGAAGATGGCGTTAAGGGCCGTGCCAGCCTCGCCACCCTTAACGCCGGCATTGGCCATGGTAGCCAGAACTGCGGTAGTTTCCTCGACAGAGTAGCCAAGGGAGGTGGCGGTAGATGCACACGCCTTGTATGCCTCGCCCAGCTGGATCACGTCCGTGTTGGAGTGAGCCATAGCGTAGGCCATCACATCGACAAAGTGAGTGGTGTCGGAGGCTTTCAGGCCAAAGGCGGTCAGATAGTCTGTGACAATATCGGATGCCTGTGCCAAGTCCATATTGGCGGCAGCAGCCAGATTCAGCACCGGGCTGATGCCCTCCAGCATAGACTGGGTGTTCCAACCTGCCAGAGCCATGTAAGACAAAGCGTCCGCAGATTCACCGGCGGTGAACTTTGTGCTTGCGCCCATCTCCTTGGCTTTGTCGGACAGGGCTTCCAGTTCATCGCCGGATGCGCCGGACAGGGCTTCGACGTTGCTCATGGATGCTTCAAAATCACCTGCGGTGTTGATGCAGTCCATGTATGCGTCTTTGATTTCGCCGAGGGCTTTTGCGATGCCAGCCGTGGCAAGCACAGATTCAACGGCATCGAGGGCTTCGACAGATTTCTCGCCGAAGCCCTTTGCGCCCTCTCCGGCCTCGTCCATGGTCTTTTTGAGGTCAACCTGCTGGTCTTTCAGCTTATCGACCTCGGTTTCCAGCCGAGTGGTTTCTGCTGTCAGCTGCGTGGTGTCCACGCCAGCTTCCCGCAGGGTGTTCCCGGTGGCAGCCAGCCGCTGCTCATAGGTGTGCAGGGAGGCCGTGGTCTTGTCGATCTGCGCCTGCTTGGAAATTAACTTGTTTTCCAGCGCAGAGGAATAGGCCTCGGTCTCCTGAATCTCTTTCTGGATGTTATCGTACTGCTGCTGCAAGACGGCCAGCCGCTGCTTGGTGGAGTCAACGGC